GATCGCTCCTCTATGAAAAGGTTCGTGGAAAGAATGTTCTGCCTAGCGCTAGTCAGAAATTCTTTACCGTCGAACAGAAGATTGGCTTGAAAGTCACTCTCGGGGACATGAAAATCCCCAAAAGTGATATTGAGAAACTTCTGTCCAGACCCATAAAGGTCTTCAGAAGGATCGAAAGATGCATCGCTGCACTCGTCGATAACTTTCTCATAGCCGATCTCGAGGTTTTCATTGTGGGTAGCCCCAACATGAAGACTTTCAAGAAAGTGGTCAGGAAAATGTTTGCAACAGGAACCTATTCCTGTTCACGCATCGTCTCTGATTACAAGGAATGGTCCAACTATGTACTTCACAAGTACTCGCGGACCACCCTCATGAACGGAAAGAGTATTTCGGAACCAAATCCTACAAATATCTTTAACCGTCTCAAAAACCTAAGCTCCGTTAAAAGACTGCTTGAGGTTGAAGACGTGTGTTACTTGGATTGCCAAATCCTTTCTCACATTGTCTCTACACGTAACTTCCCTTACTGTGGCAAGAAGACACAGATTAAGGCTGAAGCCGTGTTTAAGGAGGCCATAACCCGTCGTAGGGTCACGACTCCTGAAATGATGGAGAAAATGCGTAATGCCGCGATTGCGGTCGGTCGTAGGATCTCCTCCATTGATCCATCCACACCAAGTGAAAGAAGCAATCACATATCGCTTGTTTCCTCTGGTGAGATGGATTATAGAGTCAAGGATGGTGCGCAGGCAAAGGCCACCATCGATGCTCTTACGGGTTTTGTATCGAGGGAGTCCGCAAGGACTGAAACAATCTCGACTCCTTTTGGTGATGCACGCTTTGTTGCGGGCGTCCCGATCTGGAAGACCCTATTCCGAGACCCAGATGAGGAAGCCCTCATGGTTGGGAAATGGTTAGAACCTAGATCTCTCGGCCTTGAGGAAGGCGTCGCAGAGTCCGGGCGGAATTTCTGGGGCCTCGATGAGACCGCAGGAAGGCAGATCCTCTACATTGCTTACACGCGTAAGAAAGAGGCGGATCTTCTAAGTGATACCGAACCTATCCCCCTTCGGGCCTCACCAATTGGCGAGCTCGGGGATAAGTGTCGGTGGATCACTGTCTGTGAGTGGTGGCTGAACATAATTCAGGCCCCCTTTACTCACTTCTACTCCGATATTATTCAAAGACATCCATACGCATGGACGTCTTTTAATAAGATGGACCAAACTTGGGAGGCGGCGAAAGCCCTTCTCCTAAAGTACAAAGGAAGAAATGTGCCCGAGTGGGTTCACTTCATGTCCTCTGATCTAACCAATGCCACGAACTGTCAAGATCGTGTTCTCTCAAAAGCCCTTTTGGAGGGGGTTTTGGAGGGTTTTGGTTACAGTCTATCAGAGTATGACCGTGAGGTCCTTTCTCTTTTAGACGTTGATCGTCACCTCTCCTTCCCTGACGGGACGGGGATCAGATCGACGAACGGCATCTTCATGGGTGAACATCTAGCCAAGATTTCACTCGTGACTCTTGGACTCTGCGTCGAAGAGCTCTCCTATAGAGAGACCCGTAACTTCCCTTTCTACATTGATGGCGTCTTCTCAGACGTTGGATCAAACGACGGGAATAAAGAGGACTGGTGGCGTTTCTTCCACCTAGGTGGAGACGACCACATAGCCGGAGGTCCCTCCGACTACCTTGATAGGATTACCTCTAATTACCTTGCTTGTGGATCGGAAATTTCCGTAAACAAGCATGGAAGGTCAAGAAGATGTGTGCGTTACTGCGAACGCATGATCAATCTTGATCAAAGGATCAGAGATAAAGACACTTTACGTGCGAATTCCTCTGCTCCTCATGAATCCCTTATAGTAGACGGCATCAAGTGCCGCCTCCTTGCTAAAGACGATGCTGTCTCTAACAAAGCTCAGGATACAAATACAGCTATTGGAAAGGCGAAAGCCTTCTCTGGTTGTATTAAATGGCTACCTCATGATAATGTCCTCTGGCCGGAAGGCAAGGTGACACTCATAAGGAACCTTTTCATAATGCGTATGGGGGGAAACCTCCCCAATCGCGTTAATGAGCCGAAGTTACACTCTATGGCATTCCTGCCCGTGGAACTTGGAGGCTTTGATTTGAACATGGACGGTCCCGGTGACAAGACCGAGACACTCGGGTGGCTTGATAAGTCACCCGACGTGATCAAATGGATTGTGAATGCACTCCATGGTGGCTGGGAAATGACTCCCGCGATCAAGAATTGTATTCGACAATATAATACTGCGATCTCGGTACGTGGTACCAAGAGGCGCAATATCCACACGGACAATATCATCGACTCTTACCAGAAGATAAAGTTGTACCGTGAAAATAAGACATATATAACCTTCCAAGAGGCAAAAACCCTTGCCTCGTCCATTGACAAGTCTGCAAGGGCTGAGCTCTCTGGACATGAGATTAACAAGCTTGTTAAATCTCATGGTTACATGCCTTTGGAGGTCTTCCGGCGCCAACTCAATAGGACAAGTGTCTTTACTGAGATGGCGATCGAAGGGACCAAGAACTTCCAAACCAGATCATGGAGAGCAACAACGACGTTGCTCTATGAACTAGCTTTGAAGGAGAATCTAGACGACTTTGGTTCCTCTCTTCCCACGAAGGAGGCACTAAAGTCGGCTCTATTCAAACTCAGCGAAACTGGATACATAAGGGTTTGGGATCCCTTCTGTGTCTCAATCCGCAAGA